TTCGTAACAATGATATGAAGGGCAACATCTACAATGTGGGTCTTTCTTCTGCCAATGTTTCTAAGTTTGAATTGTGTGAGAACATTAAGAAGTATGTACCTAGATTTGAGATTGTTGAAGCAGCCATCGGGAAAGATAAAGACCAAAGAAACTATATCGTGTCTAATGAAAAGATAGAGAAGGCTGGTTTCTCTCCTAAATATAGTTTAGATGATGGGATACAAGAACTGATTAAAGGTTACAGAATGATAAAGAATACTAAGTATGGAAATATCTAAGCAGCTGCTATATTCATCTAACGGGAACACCCACACTTTAACATCTGTCAAGCACCAAGTCAACAAAAACGAAGGCAATTATGAGCGAAAAGAAACCAAAACACTATGTAAACAATGCAGACTTCTTGGAGGCACTCATTCAGTATAAGAAAAACTGTGATGAGGCTAAAGAGAAGAACAAACCAGAACCATCTATACCAAATTACATTGGTGAGTGCTTTCTGAAAATTGCAGAACACCTATCACGCAAACCAAACTTCATTTCGTATTCTTTCCGAGATGAGATGATTGCTGATGGCATTGAAAATTGCCTGATGTATTTTCGTAACTTCGATCCGGATAAGTCCAAAAATCCATTTGCATATTTTACTCAAATCATATATTATGCTTTTCTGCGTAGAATCGTCAAAGAGAAGAAACAACTCTATGTCAAGTATAAGGCAACAGAACAGTTTGGCATTTTAGATGAACACGAAATGTTTGAAGATTCAGATGGCAACATGAGACAGTTTCAACTGTATGATAACATTTCCGAATTCATTCACAACTTTGAAGAAAACAAACGCAAGAAAAAGGAAAGTAAACAAAAGGGATTAGAGAAGTTTTTAGAGGAAGAATTGCCTGATTCTGCTTGACATTCTTATTCAGAGGAGATATAATGGACAAGGTAAAAATTGAGCATCACATTAAACACTTAGAGACACAACACAGAAACATTGACAATCTTATTAAAAATAGTATTAAGCATTACGGTAATGACCAAGAAGTAAATGATTTGAAAAAGAAGAAGCTTAAACTGAAAGATGAAATTGAAGGGTTCAAAAAACAGATAGCATGAAAATTTGTATACTTGGTGATACCCACTTCGGTGCTCGAGGTGATTCGTTAGACTTTCACAAATACTTTGAAAAATTTTATGATGAAGTTTTGTTTCCTTATCTAAAGGCAAACGACATTGAAGTGATATTTCAGATGGGCGATTTATTCGACCGCAGAAAATTTATCAACTTTAACACACTACATCTCTGCCGTGAATACTTTTTTGACCGATGCGAAATACTCGGCATCAAAGTTCATACACTTCTTGGCAATCACGACATTGCTTTTAAGAACACACTTGAAGTCAACTCAACCGGCCTTCTTCTCAACGAATACAATTGCGTTGAATACTATGATGACTTTGATACGGTAGAGTTTGATGGTGTAAAGATTGATGTTGTGCCTTGGATTTGTGACAGTAACGAAAAAGAAATCTTTGAAAAAATGAAAGAATCAAAAGCTCAAATTTGTTTTGGGCATTTTGAGATTGCTGGTTTTGAAATGGATCGTGGCAATGTTTGTGACCATGGTCTTGACAAGAAGTTACTTTCAAAGTATGATATCGTATTGTCTGGTCACTTTCATCACAAGTCTACCGATGGTAATATTACCTATGTCGGTACACCTTATGAGATGACTTGGTCAGATTACAATGACCCGAAAGGTTTTCATATCTTTGACACCAAAACGAGAAACATGGAGTTTGTGAGAAATCCTTTCGTGATGTTCAACAAAGTTTCTTACGATGACGGTCAACAGGATTTTGATACATGGAAAAACTATGACTTCTCATCACTCAAAGATACCTATGTGAAAGTTGTGGTGTTGAACAAACAGAACCCGTATTTGTTTGATAGTGTCATTGACAGCCTATATAAAGTTGGTGTTGCTGATTTGTCAATTGTAGAAGATTTTAGTGACCTATTGATTGATGATGATAGTGACATCATTGACCAGGCAGAAGACACAATGACAATTCTTTCAAAACACATTGACAACCTCACACTTGATGTTGAGGCAGAAAAACTTAAAACATTGATGCGTGAACTATACATTGAAGCACTAAACACAGAAATCGCAGAATGATTATATTTCGTAATGTTCGTTGGAAGAATCTTCTTTCAACAGGTAATTATTTTACCGAAATTAAATTAGACGATAACACCAACACACTTGTAGTTGGTGAAAATGGTTCAGGCAAATCAACGATGCTCGATGCATTGTGTTTTGGTTTGTTTGGTAAACCATTTCGCAATATCAACAAACCTCAACTACTTAATTCTATCAATCAAAAAGATTGTTTGGTTGAAGTTGAGTTTGATACAGGTAACAAATCATATAAGATTGTTCGTGGTATCAAACCAAACAAGTTTGAAATTTATTGTGACAGCAATCTAATCAACCAAGAAGCTGCAGCAAGAGACTACCAAGAATTTTTAGAGAAGTTTATTCTTAAACTCAATTACAAATCTTTCACACAGATTGTAATTCTTGGTTCTGCATCATTCACACCTTTCATGCAATTGTCTGCATCTGATAGGCGTGCCATTATTGAAGACTTGCTCGACATACAAATCTTCTCCACGATGGGTGGTTTGGTGAAAGAAAGATTGTCTACAAACAAAGAGGGCATGTCAACCAAAAAACATGAGATTGAACTGACTCAACAAAAATATGATATGCAAAAGAAACATATCGATGAAATGAAACAGAACAATGAAGATAAGGTGAACGAATATGTTAAGGAAATTCAATGTCATAATGAGACCGTATCCTCGTTATTGGTTAATGTTGCAACCCTTACCGCAGAGACAGGAGAACTCCAACTGGTTGTTGCGAGTAAAATTGAAACAGAGACTAAGGTCAAGAAGATTACTAAACTTGAATCGCAAATTGAAACAAACTTATCCAAATTTCGGAAGGATATCAGTTTCTTTCAATCACATGACGATTGTCCAACCTGTAGGCAAGCCATTGCCAGTTCTTTTAAGGAAGAAGAACTTGGCAATCTTTCCACTAGAGTCCAAGAATGTGAACACGGTCTCACCGAATTAGAAAAGAAACTAAACGAAGAACAGAATAAACTGAATGCAATCAACGAAACACAAAAGTTGATTAATCAGAAACAGGTAGAGATTGCAACGGCTAATACAACAATCACCGAAACAAACAAGATGATTGCTCGGTTGCAAAAACTAATTGAAGAACTGAAGAATTCTAAAGTAGTGACAGACTTAGAAGAACAACGCCTGAAAGAATTACGGGATTCTCTGTTGTCACTAAAAGAAGACTTAAAGCTATTAATAGAAGAAAAATCATATTACGATGTGGCCTCTGCATTGTTGAAAGATTCAGGTATCAAAACAAAGATTGTCAAACAGTATTTACCTGTCATCAACAAACTTGTCAATAAGTATTTAGCGTCATTAGATTTCTTTGTCAATTTCAATCTTGACGAATCGTTCAAAGAGACAATCAAATCTAGGCACCGTGATGAATTTAGTTACAATAATTTTTCTGAGGGTGAGAAACAACGAATAGATATGGCATTGATGTTGACATGGCGTGCAGTTGCCAAGTTGAAGAACTCATCAAATACCAATCTGTTGATACTTGATGAAACATTTGATTCTTCATTAGATGCCAATGGTACAGAAGAACTTATGAAAATCCTACATATGTTAGAAGGTGTGAATTTGTTTGTCATCTCACATAAAGGTGATATACTGCAAGACAAATTTGCAAATGTGATTCGTTTTGTAAAAGAGAAAAACTTTTCGAGGATAGTAAAATGAGTGATGTGTTAACAATTGATACTGGCGCAGGATTAAACTTTGAAGAAAGAATTGAACCATTGCCAGTCTATGACGAAAATCATCCAATGCTCAAAAAGAGAATACCAGAACACGAATGGCCATTGCCAAGTCCTCTGATGACTACTCTGACAAAGAGACTAAAGATGACAATGAAGTTGTATGGCGGTATTGGTCTTTCTGCAAATCAATGTGGTGTGTTTGAAAGAGTGTTTGTGATTGGTACTGACCAGTTTCAAATCGCATGTATCAATCCAAGAATTCTTAGAACATCTGTTGAGATGAATCGAAGTGACGAAGGCTGTCTTTCGTTTCCTGGTCTCTATTTGAAGATTGAAAGACCTGAATGGATTGAGGTTGAATTTCTTGATGAGAATGGTGAAGTAAAACAAATGCGATTGGAAGGTTTAACTGCAAGATGTTTTCAACATGAACTTGACCATCTGAACGGCATTCGTTTCGTTGATAATATGAAACCTGTTGCTCTACAGATGGCAAGAAAAAAACAAAAGAAACTTATGCAGAAGGTAATAAGACAAAAATGAAAAGACCTGTAGCCAAACAACTTAATATTCCTAAATACGAAGGAGATTTATCTGATGTAATCTCATGCATCGAAAGTCTTCCTTTGTCTTTAGTAAAAACAAAATATAATGATGGCAATTGGGAAGCAATTTCTTTGCGTGGATATAGTACCGACCCAGGGCATATTTTGAAACCTGGCGTATTGAAGACAGAAGAATCTGATAACACACTACAAGACACAACACTTAGGTCGCATCCAAGTATGGTTGCAATCAATGAAATTCTCAAACAAATTCCTGCTGAGTTTGAAAGAGTGAGAATCATGCGTTTGAAAGCAGGAACAAAAATTGAAAAGCATACCGATAAAGTAGACAAGTCGATTGGATTTGATGATGGGCAAATTGTTCGTATACATGTGCCAATTAAGACAGACCCAAAAGTTATCTTCTCGCTTTATGAAGGCAAACAAAAGAAAGATTTCTTTTTTGAAACAGGCAACTACTATTATGCCGATGTGACACAGGCTCACGAAGTTCACAATACATGGGATCAGGATAGATTGCACTTAGTTGCCGACTGTTATTCTAACCAAACAATTAGGGATTTAATACTTGCATGAATATTGCCACACTTGATGATTTCGATGTGATAAAATCTATATTTGCACCACATCAGAAAACTTATTTTCCTCACATTCGTACCGATTACATTGAAAGAAAGATAAAGACAGGCAATGTAATTTATGAAGATGGTGTTGTAATTATTTTTGGTGTGTATAAGAGAAAACAAAAGATTGGCAATCAACAAGCAGAAAGAGGCGATGCACACATTGGTCAAATTGTAGTTCAACAACAAGGCAATGGTAACGCAACAAAAGTATTGAATAAGTTTTTTAATGAAATGAATACGAAAGTTTGGTTAACAGTAAGGTCAGAGAACACAAGAGCTCGTGCATTCTATGAAAAAAATGGTATGAAGAATGTGGGTGATACAAGTTGGTCAAATGGTACTATACCAGGTACTATTTACCTCTACACAAATTAATTATGACAAAATATTTTTACGAGAAGAACACAGAGTTTTTAGAATCGACTGTCAATAAGAAGTTTGAAGAAATTCTTTGGATGTCAAAAGAAGATTTTCGTCAATGGGTAATTGACATGCGTAAAGAAGTGGTTCGTCTTTGGGATGAAAAAGGACAACCACCAAGAGTTGGTTACAATGAACAAGAAATCATTGACCAGTTTAATGAGATGACATCTTTTCCCATTCACAAATTTCTGGTGAAAGATGAATTGACTGGCGAAGAAGATGTGATTCGTAATACCAGTATTATTGGTAATGCAGTCAATCAATGGTTTCCGACCATGATGAAAACTCGCATCAACTATACGAAAGATGTTGAGAAAGGCAAATCAATCTATGATTACTTTGCCAAAGATGAACTGTTAGAAACATTTGTCACATATGCATCACGACATTTCAAAAGAGATTCGTTCTATCACTATTCAACACCTGTTAAGATTGATGAAGTAATTGAACTTGGTTCTTTGCAATACAAAACTGATACAGTAGAAAATTTTGTCAATTGGTTTGAAACAAAAGCTCGTTCTTATGATACGCATGACTATTGGTTCGAACCTAACTCTGGTGAGAATGACTACACAGGTTACAATGAAGACCTAAAGAATCAGAAATACATTCTTATCAGTAAAGATGATTTGTTGAAACTGAATGTGCCGAATGGATGCAAGACAAACATTGAACACAAAGATGCACAGATGTTTCGTGTTCGTCTATACAAGAAAGGACAAAAAGTATTTCCTGTTGGCCTTAAAGCCTTTCGTGTTTCGTTCTGTCAGTATGCAGTTAATTTTCCACCATTGACTGCCAAGTATTTGTATGAAAGATATACCGAACACTTTAAGACACAAGAACAAATCAACATCTATGACCCATCTTCTGGTTGGGGTGGTAGATTATTGGGCGCATTGTCTATTGATGATGAAAGAAATATTCATTACATCGGCACAGACCCAAACAAAGACCACAACACAACAGAGGGCAGAACCAAATACCATGAATTTGCAGACTTTTTTAATACCAAAACCTATCGTGCGACTGGTCTATTTCCAAAGACGCACACATTTGAAATCTATCAACTTGGCTCTGAGGAGATCCATAAGAATGAAAATTTTAAGAAATACAAAGGCAAGTTAGATTTAATCTTTACTTCACCGCCATACTTTGCAAAAGAAGCTTATAGTGAAGATGAAGAACAGTCTTACAAAAAGTTTTCACAATACGATTCTTGGCGTGAAGGTTTTCTGCGTAAGACACTAGAAACTTGTGTTGAGTATTTGAAGAATGACAGATACCTTCTTTGGAATATTGCTGATGCGGTTTTTGGTGGTGATATGTTGCCACTAGAACAAGATTCGATTGACATTCTTACAAGCCTTGGCATGGAATACAAAGGCAAGTTAAAGATGTCACTTGCACAGATGCCTGGTGGGAATCGAGTTGATGCTGAGACAGGTCTTCCGAAGGCAAAGAATTTCTGCAAGGTAAATAATCTATGGTTAAAATACGAACCCGTTTTCATATTATATAAACCGAAGTAAGTATTCACTAACTTATTGGCAAGATTGCCGCACAAGTAACCCCATGTAAAGTATAATAATTACATGGGGTTTTCTATGTCTCTTTTTCGCAACAAAAAGTGCTTGACAAGTGCCTTTTTGTGTGTTATAATTGTTAAATAATAGTGAATGGAGTATTATCAATGAGTTTTACTGCTGAACAAAAATCGCAACTTGCCAAACTGCTTGCGACTGAAAATCTCACGGTTCAACACCAGAAGATTCGTACCGCAAAGTTTGACCCTACGAATCGTGTTCTCTATCTTCCCATCTGGCAGAATATGTCAGGTGCCATCTATGACCTTCTTGTTGGTCACGAAGTCGGTCATGCACTCTATACACCTGCTGAAGGTTGGCATGATGCAATTGCGAAAAATGCCAAAGGCAAATACTACAAAAACTTTTTGAATGTGGTCGAAGATGCCCGTATCGAAAAGAAAGTTCAACGCAAATATCCTGGTCTGAAACGCCAATTCGTTTCGGCTTATGCTGATTTAATCAAACGAGATTTCTTTGGCACTAAGAGCCGTGATGTAAATGAATTGTGTTTCATTGACCGTCTCAATGTGTTCAGTAAATCACAATGGGAAAATACTGGCATTAAATTTACTGCCAAAGAAAAAGACCTTGTTGACCAAGTTCGTGCCGTTGAAACATGGGAAGATGTTGTCCGTGTAACTGGTGCCGTATTCGATTATTCCAAAGAAGAACAAAAAGAAATGCAACTGGAACAATTCGAAGAAATGATGATGAACGGTTTCGGCGATGAAGAAGAATCTGATGAGTATGAAGATTATGATTATGACATTAAGGCAGACGATTCTGATGCATCCGATGAATCTGGTGATGCCGATGGTGATGCTGGTGAAGGTGAAGATGGTGAAGGCGAAAAGTCTATGTCATCTGATGACGGTGATGCCGATGGCGACATTGAAGACGATTCAGTAGAATCTCAATTCAATCGTTTCAAAGAATCAAAGGCATCTTGGGAAGACCAGTTCAGTCCAACATGTGAAACTGACCGACAGTTTCGCAACAATGAATCTATGTTGCTTGATGAGAAGTGTAAAGAAGTTGCTTACATTACTCTACCAAAACCTATTCTGCAAAACATTATTACACCTGCAAAACGGGTTCACGAATTGCATGACAAGTTTGTTGCCGAGTTTATTGCAAACAAATTTTTACAACCTTCTCTTGCCAATGAGTTGTTGCAACAATTCAAATCTCGCAATGACCGATACATTGGTCTTCTTGCCAAAGAATTTGAAATGCGTAAGGCTGCTCGTGCATTTAACAAATCGAAAATTTCTGATACTGGTGATATCGATATCAACAAACTGGCATCATACAAATTCGATGACAACATCTTCCGTAAAGTGATGATGGTGCCAAAGGGTAAGTCGCACGGTCTTATTTTGTTGCTTGACAAGTCTGGTTCTATGTCACGCAACATGTCAAGTTCGATTGAACAGATTCTTGTGCTGACTATGTTCTGTCGCAAAGTAAACATTCCGTTTATTGTTTACGGTTTCGGTGGTGCTGCCAATGTCAAGTGTATTGATGAAGCTGTTGACCGTTATGGTCGCTCACCTCTACAAGAAACATTCAGCCGTGAACCGAATCAACTTGCACTTGCTCCAGTATTTTTGCGTGAGTATTTGAATTCTAAGATGAGTAATGCCGAGTTTACAAAGGCAATGAAACATATGTTGCTCATTAAAGAATCTTTTGATACTGAGAACGGTCGCCACTTTAGTAGTCGTGTACCACGATTTGAAACTGAAGATTTGTCAAATACTCCTCTGACTGAGGCATTGATTGCAACTGCTGAAATTATGAAAGATTTCAAACAGAAAAACAATCTTGACATTACCAATCTTGTAATTGTGCATGACGGTGATGCTGACTTTCATAATTCATTCTGTTCTGAAGAAAAGAAATACAATTCTGAAGATACCTTCATTCGCAATCGTTATTTCGACCATCTAAATGTTAATTACTATTTGGTTGATAACAAAAACAAGTTTGTGAAACAGTTTACTCGCAGTTCTGAATCTGTGTTTCAGAGTGTTATCTCTTGGTTTACCAAAGTGACTGATTCGAAAGTTTTCGGTTTCTTTATCTGTGATTCATACCGTGGTGCTGCAAAGTATGCCATTGAGAGTCGTTACTATGTGAATGATGTTCCTTTGAATGAAATGCGTATGACTAATTATTACCAATACAAAGAATTGCTTACCAAGAAACAGAAAGAATTGCGAAGTGAAAAATTTCTCGATTCTAAGAGTCCTGGCTATCATTCGTTCTTTTTGATTGCTGGTGGTAATGAGTTGTCTACCGAAGATGAAGAAATTGAAATCGAAGGTAAAATGACAACCAAGAAATTGGTAAGTGCTTTCGCCAAATACAATAAAAAGAAGGCAGTAAATCGTGTGCTTGTCTCTAAATTCATACAGGGCATTGCTGCGTGAGTGTTGTTTTTATGCAACAGAGGGTGCTTGACAAGGCCCTCTTTTTCTGATATAATGCTGTATATTAATCGTGATAGGAGTTTTATATTATGTCTAGTCGTGCCGAACTTAAAAAACAATTTATTGATGCTCTGATTGCTACTGGTAAAGATGTTCTATCCCGTGCCGAGTTGAAAGAAATTGCACAAAAAGTTGGTGTGAAGTCTATCGGTTTTTTTGCCAACGAAGAATCTAATCGTGTTGGTCGTGGGCAATATCGTGTGCCTAATCCTACAATTTCATTGCAAGCACAAGTGATTGCTATGCCCAAACAAGTAGAAAAATCTTCTAGTCGCATTCAAAATGTTGTGACAGACCTAGATGAAACGAATCTGGTGCCTGCACAATACAAAAACTATGTGCCGTTTGGTAACTACGAAGATGTCCTGTCTATCGTAATGTCCAATCGTTTCTTTCCTGTGTTCATCTCTGGTCATTCTGGCAACGGTAAGACAATGAGTATTGAACAGGCTTGTGCTAAGGCAAAACGCAAATTCGTTTGTGTCTCAATGACACCTGAAACTGATGAAAGTGATTTGCTTGGCAACTATGTTCTGATTGATGGCAATATGGAATGGCGTGATGGTCCTGTGACCACTGCCGCTCGACAAGGTGCTGTTCTCTGTATTGATGAGATTGACTACGGTGCTCAGAATCTTTCTTCCCTGCAACGGGTTCTAGAAGGCAAACCTTTTATGCTGAAGAAGAAAGGTGAACTGATTACACCTGCGCCTGGTTTCACCGTGTTTGCAACTGCGAATACAAAAGGTAAAGGTTCTGATGATGGTCGTTACATGTTCACCAATGTTCTGAACGAAGCCTTCCTCGAGCGTTTTCGTACCACGATGGAACAAGATTTTCCTCCTGCAAAAATTGAGAACAAGATTATCTCAAAAGAACTCATCTCTGTCGGTCGTGCCGATGATGACTTTGCAGAAAAACTTGTGACATGGGCTGATGTTATTCGTAAAACATTCACCGATGGCGGTTGTGATGAAGTGATTTCTACTCGCCGTCTTGTGCATATCGTTGAAACTTACGGTATCTTTGGTGACAAAATGAAGGCAATCAATCTCTGCCTGAATCGATTCGATGATGATACCAAAATGTCATTCCTCGACCTGTATACCAAAGTTGATTCTGGTGCTTCTGCCGAAGATATTCTGGCACCGAAAGTTGAAGAATCTGAAGTGAAAGAAGATGTCGGCAGTAATGACATTCCTTTCTAATTAGTACCGCAGTAAGTGTTGACAAACTTTCTGCTTTGTTTTATAATTGTAACATGATTTGAGAGAACGGTCGCCTCTCAAATGATTTCTTTAACTGCGACCTTTTTAATCCTTATGGAGTATTTCGTAATGTCTGTTAAATCTAAAGTTCTTGCTTATCTTTCTAAAGATTCTTCCTACAACACCCTTACCGCTAACAAGATGCAATCTGTTTTCGGTGCAGCCAATCCCTCTGCTGTGATTGATGAACTGCGTAAAGATGGTCATGCCATCTATCTGAATACACGCATCAACGCAAACGGCGAGAAAGTTTCTTTCTATCGCCTCGGCACTCCCACGAAGCGCATGGTCGCTGCTGGCATCCGTGCAATGCGTGATAGCGGGTTTCGTGCTTTTGCCTAAAATAGTTTAGAAAAAGCGCTGAGGAAGTAATACATATAGGTGTTACTTCCTCTTTTTTCATTTATGGAGTCGTCATGGAAATACAAGTTAAAGTTGAAGATTTGAAAAAGAATAAGGTGTTTGTTGCAACACCGATGTATGGAGGCATGGCACATGGACTCTATATTAAATCATGTCTCGACTTACAAACAACAATGTCAAAATATGGAGTTGAAACTAAGTTTTCATTCCTATTCAATGAATCTCTCATTACAAGAGCTCGCAACTATCTTGTAGATGAATTTCTCCGTTCGGACTTTACTCACTTACTTTTTATCGACTCTGATATTCATTACAATCCACAAGATGTAATTGCAATGTTGGCACTCGATAAAGATGTAATTGGTGGTCCTTATCCTAAAAAATCAATCAACTGGGGTAATGTTGCCCAGGCCGCAAGAAATCATCCAAACATGGCACCAAAAGATTTAGAAACTCTTGTCGGTGAGTATGTGTTCAATGTCGTAAAAGGTACAAAACAATTTCAAGTTACTGACCCATTAGAAGTTTTAGAAATTGGCACTGGTTTTATGATGGTCAAAAGAGATGTGTTTATTAGAATGGAAAAAGAATATCCAATGATTCGATACAAACCAGACCATGTTGGCCAAGCAAACTTTGATGGTTCACGATACATTCATGCCTACTTTGATACAGTCATTGATAGTGCAGATTCAATCACTGGTGGTGGTTCTGAAAGATATCTGAGTGAAGATTATATGTTCTGTCAAATGTGGCGTAAAATGGGTGGACAAATTTATCTTTGTCCGTGGATGAAAACGCAACACATCGGCACTTATGCATTTACTGGTAACATGCCTGCTGTTGCACAATATACAGGTCGTTTATAATGGATGCAGAATACCCAATGTCAAATTTTTGGAAAGTAACTCACACTGGCCAAGGCGAGAGTGATTGGAAAATTGATGAGGTGAAAGCCTCACAAACTGCTACAAGTGGTGGGCGTAAGTTTGATGGAGGTAAATTACAATATGGTTTACTCCCGCCACTTGCCCTTAAAGCTACTGTGGATGTTTTGACATTTGGTGCAGAGAAGTATGAGCCAGATAATTGGAAAGTTGTGCCAGATTCTAAAAGGCGGTACTTTGATGCACTACAGAGGCATGTGTGGGCATGGAAAGAAGGTGAACAAATTGATCCTGAATCAGGTAAACACCACCTCGCACATGCACTTTGTTGCTTGATGTTTCTGTATGAACATGATATACTGTATTCGATTGATAAATCTTAATTATGAAAGGTGTTTATGAAACTGTCTAATGAAACCATCTCGGTGTTGAAAAACTTTGGTGCAATCAACCAAGGTATTCTTTTCAAACCAGGCAAGAAACTGAAAACTGTTTCTTCCCACAAAAACATTCTTGCTGAAGTTGATATCAAAGAAGAAATTCCTGCTGAGTTTGGCATCTATGACCTCAACAATTTTCTTTCTGTTATCTCGCTTCACAAAGATGACCCATCGTTTGAATTCGATGAGAAACAAGTGACCATTGTTGGCAACAAAGGTCGTAGTAAAATCAAATATCGTTTTACTCCTGCAACGATGATTGTTACTCCGCCAGAGAAACAACTGACGATGCCAGAGCCAGAAATTAAATTTGAATTGACATCCGAAGATTTTGATTGGATCATGCGGGCTGCAAATGTTCTTTCTTCACCACAAATTGCGATTGAGTCTGATGGTAAGAAAGTTAACATTGTGACACTTGACCTTTCAAATGATTCTGCACACACAGACGCACTAGAAATTGCTGAAGGTACAGGCGACAAATACAAGATGATTTTCAAAACAGAAAACATCACAAAAGTTATGGCCGGTACCTATGAAGTTTCAATTTCATCAAAAGGCATCTCACACTTCAAAAACAAAAATCTTCCACTTCAATACTGGGTTACAACTGAGGCTGGTTCTAAATTTGAAAAGGGTGCGTGATGGCACTTAAATATTTCAATGAGATTGAACTGAAAAATAGCATTGCAGTAAATCCAAATTGTGTAATGCTGGTAATCGAACATTCACGAGCACCAAAAATTATTTTGACTGATGGGACATATTATTTTGTTGAGGGGTCCTATTTGGAAACTGTTGCTCGTTTGAATGAGCGTGACTAATTATTTTATGATGTATATTGTGAGGAGTTCCTATGGAACATTTGTTATGGACAGAGAAGTATCGGCCACAGACAGTCGAAGATTGTATTCTACCAAATC